TTATCAGCTACAACTGACCAGAAACTTATTAACTTCTGGTTTGATTATGATCAGAAAATTAACATTGGCATAGCCTGTTATCAATCAGGTCTAGTTGTTTTTGATATTGATTACCGCAACGGAGGCGAATTACTGCCTGAGTTTGAGCCAACTTACACAGTCCAAACTGGTGATGGCTTGCACCTTTATTACACAGCTAACAAGTCTGATGTATTCAAAGGTAAATTGATTGATGGAATTGACATTAAATGGAAAGGTTATGTTGCTGCTGCACCATCTGTGCATCCGTCAGGCGCAACCTATAAAATAATCGATAACAGAAATCCTGTTGCGATGCCTAAAATAATCAGGGAGTGGGCAACAAAATGACGCTAAAAGAAGCTGGTCTAGTATGGGTTGCATCAATGGTTGCAATTATCTGGGCTTATGGAATACATGAAAGCGCAAAGCAAACGCATTATTGGCGCGGTCGTAAAGACGGCTGGGATATGCACCGCAGGATGATGGAAAACAAAAATAATGCCGACAAATACTGAGCAGTTATTTGATGAGGTCATTACTACGATCCAGCAGCGCGGAAGCGTCTATGGTCATCCATTCTACAATCACAAACGAATTGCGGGCTTATGGTCTGCTTATCTCGACTTCCCAGTTACACCTCACCAAGCTGCATTATGTATGGCACTTGTCAAGGTTTCTAGGCTTAGTGAAACCCCAGATCATTACGACAGTATCAAAGACTTCATTGCCTATGGATCTGTCTATAAAACTGTGCTTGATGCAGTCAAAGACGAAAACTGGGAGGACTAGCAATGGCTTTTAACTTAGCAGATTATGAAACAGTAGAAACTAGATTGGAGAAATGGCATGGACAATTTCCAGATTCAAGGATCGAAACAGAACTCGTTGAGGCATCAAACACTCGATTCATTGTTATTTGTAGGCTATTCAAAACAGAGGTGGATGCCAAGCCGTGCTCATCGGGTATCGCTTCTGAAACGATTTCGGATCGCGGTGTTAATGCAACTTCTGCATTGGAGAATTGCGAAACTTCAGCGATCGGTAGAGCACTTGCAAACGCAGGTTTTGCAGCTAAAGGCAAAAGAGCATCAAGAGAGGAAATGGTAAAGGTTGTTAATGATGAACCTAAATCATTTCAAGAGAAGTTAGAAAGCAAGCAAAACATCTACGGAAAGTCTGGCAGATCTGCTGCAATTGAAACTGCACTTCGTAGTTCATTTGAAGCTGATAAAGATGTTGCGCCTGTTGCCTGGACTGTTGGCGATGTTGTATCGGAAATAGGTGCATCAATTCCTAATGAACCACCAGCCTGCGAGCATGGTCATATCCTTAAAGAAGGAATATCAAAAGGAGGTAAGCCTTATCGTGGTTATGTATGTAGAGCAAAACAATGCGAACCCAAATGGGCAAAACTTACAGCTAATGGGAAATGGTATTTTGAAGGAGGTGAATAAATGGGTTATGTAGAGATTATCGATGGCTCTGGCTTAATGGCAACGCTTGAAAACGATGCGATCAAAGTAGAGCCAACGACAGTTCATTGCGACTTGTGTAACGATGACAGATTACTTCGTGAGGGCGATCTGCTCAAGTGCTACTCCTGTCATTCAATCAATCGGATTCCATAGTGCCGAACTACGAATACGCTTGTGATAGAGAGGGGTCGAATATTGTATTGGATCTGCCAATGCAGCACGAAATCCCTCTTTGTCAAGTATGTGGCTTTGAATTAACGCGTGTCTATACAGCTGTGCCAGCAATCTTTAAGGGATCTGGGTGGGCAGGTAAGAAATGAAATTCAAATGCAATGGCTGCTCAGGCAATACTGAGTTTATCTGGCTTCAGGGTTATTCCGCAGCTGATGGCTTTAGGGTCTATCAATGTTTAAGATGCAATTGCGTTGGAACAAAAAACCTAGCAGAAGCGACTGACACTCAAGAGCCTGTCATTCGATGCACTAAATGCGGATCATGGCAGTTTGTAGATCAGGTCTGTCATACATGCGAATTGATTTCTACCAAATGACATGCCGTCTGACCTGCGGTTTTGTTATTAGATTTGGAGGCGTATGCTACCCTTAAACGCAAATTCGCTTTCAGAGCGAAAGGGCGATCTGCGAAGCAGAAAGATCGCAAGGTTTGGTTTGGTGATATCTCTATCCTTTTCCTTGAATGCTGGTATGTTAAAAGATGATTCCGTTGCATTAACAGATAATTCAATTCCTAACTTAAAGCTTTATGCCTATCATGCTTTTAAGACTTATGATCAATTTGATTGTTATAACTACCTAGTAATAAAAGAAAGTCAATGGAACTACAAAGCCCGGAATGGTAGTCATTATGGACTTGGACAGATAAAGAATAAACTTGTATTAAAGCAAACACCAAGACAACAGATACTCTTTCATATGAAGTATATTGGTCATAGATACGGATATGTAAATGGAGAACCTAATGCTTGTAGAGCTGCTGAACACTTTGATAGTAAAGGCTGGCATTGAGTAGATCAGCGTTAAGAGATAGCGGATCAACCAGACAATGGCGAAACATTCGTTCTAGGATACTGCGTAGAGATGGTCATATCTGTCAGTATTGTGGTCAAGAAGCAGATACAGTTGATCATGTGATACCAAGAAGGCTAGGCGGATTAGATAGTGATGATAATTTAGTTGCTAGTTGCAAGAGATGTAATTTAAGCAAGGGTGGGCGGTTTTTTGTGAGTAAGAGAACACCACCGACCCCCCGTTCCTTTTCTAACCCACAAAACACCTCAATTGGGCATGAACCGACTGGATCAGCTTGATAGACCTTAAAACTGGAGAGATCTTAAGCGATCAGGTTTATTCGGGATTAGGAGGTGTGCAAACACCACGTATTCATTCTAAACTTAATGATTTACCATCAAAAGGTCAAGAAATGATCGACTTTGCTACTGAACTTGGCATCAACCTTATGGAATGGCAAAAGTTTGTTTGCATTCATGGTCATAAAGTAAGACCAGATGGTCGCTGGGCGCATTCCGAACTGGGATTGATCATGGCACGCCAGCAGGGCAAATCAACTTTGATGATGCTTCGGATCTTAACTGGAATGTTTGTTTGGGGTGAAGGCTTACAGCTTGCGTCTGCTCATCGACTTACAACTTCCCTTGAAACCTTTAGGCAGATAGTTGCACTTATGGAAGCCAATCCAAAGTTGGAAAAGGAAGTAAAGAAAATCCGCTGGCAACATGGCGCGGAGGAAATAGAATTATTTGGCAATAGACGCTTTGTTGTAAAGGCAGCAAACAATGCGGCTAGAGGTTTAAGCAAACCCGAAACAATTCACTTAGACGAACTTAGAGAATATAAAGACGAGGATGCCTGGTCATCAATGCGTTATTCCATGATGGCTGCTAAAAACCCACAGGTTTGGATTTATTCATCAGCAGGAGATCAACATTCGGTAATCCTAAACAAATTGCGTGAGAGGGCGTTGGTTTCAGCTACGACCAACGATCCGATTGGTTGGTTTGAGTGGAGTGCAGAACCCGATGCCCCAATTCTCCTTCCGTCAGGAGAAATGAACTGGCAGGCATTTGCTCAAGCCAATCCATCGCTAGGAATAACAATTCATCCAGATAACTTAAAAGCCATTATCAATGATCCGCCAGATATTGTTCGAACTGAAGTTTTGGCACAATGGGTCGATACAATTAACTCAGCTATTGATGCACAAAAATGGGGATTATGTCAGACAGATCCAATACCTTTAGATCCTGAGAAAGAAACTTGGTTTGGATTAGATTTAAGTCCAGATAGAAAGTTTGGCGCATTAGTTGCCACACAAAAACTTCCGGGCGAAAAGTTTAACTTGGTTTTACTGCACACTTGGTCAAATGATTATTCAATCAATGATTTAGCGGTTGCAAATGATATTGCTCCATATGTTAGAAAATATAATGTTCAGACTATCGCTTATTCCAAGAGGACTGCACAAGCTGTCGCGAGTCGGCTAGTTCCTGCTGGAATTCCCATTACAGATATGGATGGGGCGATATATGCTGAAAGTTGTGATCGGTGGCTGGGCGCAATCAATTCCCATCGATTACAGCATGGAGGGCAGGATGAACTGACCCAACAAACACTTTCCGCTGCGAAACTGCCCTATGGGGATGGGTCATGGATCATTGGAAGGCGTGCAAGTCGAGTGGCAGTTTGTGCAGCTGTCGCTTCGGCATTAGCAACTTATTTTGCGACACAACAAGAAACGGAAATAGATATACAAGTCGGATAATTAGGAAATATGGTATATTATGTGCTAATGGGATTATTCGACCGCTTTCAAGTAAATACAAAAACCGCAACAGATGGCGTTGATGTTGCCGCTGCTAACGCTCCATATAATATTCAACAGGCTTTAGGTGGAATTTACTTTTCACAACAAACCGCAACTCGCGAAATGGCTATGTCAGTTCCAGCACTTGCGAGAGCAAGAAATATTATTTGTTCAACAGTTGGATCACTACCTTTAGAAGGCTATAACAAATTCACTGGAGCACATGTTGAACCAGTTCAAGCAATTTGGCAACCAGATGCAAGAATTACTGGATCAGCTGTTTATGCTTGGCTTGCTGAGGATATATTGTTTTATGGCGTAGGTTATGGATTAGTTTTAGATGCTTACTCAGTTTCAGATGGCGCAAGAGTTCGCCAATGGACAAGAGTTGCACCAAATAGAATCATTCCTAGATTAAATAATAATTCAACCGAAATTATTGGTTATGAATTAGATGGAATTATGACACCACAATCAGGAATTGGATCTATTGTCCGATTTGATGGATTAGATGAAGGAATTTTACAAAGAGCAGGTCGCACGATCCGTGCAGCTTTAGAATTAGAAAAGGCTGCTGAACTTTACGCAAAAGAACCAGTTCCAACAATGGTATTAAAATCAAATGGAACTAATTTGACACCAGAGAGAATTTCAAAACTTCTCGAAAGTTGGAAAATCGCGAGATCAACTAGAGCAACCGCATTCTTGAATGCTAATGTTGAATTAACGGCTTTAGGATTTGATCCAGCAAAACTTCAATTGAATGAAGCGCGTCAATATGTTGCTTTGGAAATTTCAAGAGCAGCAGGAATACCGGCTTATTTTATTTCAGCAGAAACAACATCAATGACCTATTCAAATTCCGTAAATGAAAGAAAGGCTTTGATTGATTTCTCATTACGACCAATCCTTACTGCAATTGAACAAAGATTAACAATGCCAGATTTTACGCCTTACGGAACTGAGATCCGTTTTAGCGTTGATGATTTCTTGCGTGGAGATGCACTACAAAGAGCGCAAGTTTATGAAATCCTAAACCGCATCGGTGCAATGAGCATCGAACAAATCCAAGAGGAGGAGGACTTAATCAAATGAAGATTAACTTCCCAATAACCATAACCGCAGCCGATACAAACAAGCGAACAATTTCTGGAACAATTGTTTCTTGGAATGAGCGTGGTAATACCAGCGCAGGCGCAACAATATTTGCAAAAGACAGTATTGATTTCTCAAAGCCAGTCAAATTGCTTTTGGAACATGACAAAACTCGACCACTTGGTAAATTGATTGATATAACTGCAAACGATCAAGGTTTAGAAGGCACATTTAAGTTAGCAAAAACTTTTGCAGCTGATGATGCATTAGAGGAAGCAGCAACTGGATTACGTGATGGATTTTCCGTTGGTGTAATGGTTGATGCTTGGGATAACAAAGAAGGCGCAATGGTTATTTCAAAAAGTTCATTAGCTGAGGTCAGTTTGGTGTCTGATCCTGCAATTGCATCAGCAAGAGTTGAAAAAGTCGTAGCGACTGAAACAACACCAGAGAATTCCGAAGCAACCGCTGAGGATACAACAACACAGGAGGACAAAGTGTCTGATATTACTTCAGATGCTCCTATCGCAACCGAAGCGGTAGAAGCTGCAAAGTCTGAGCCTGTGGCAGTAGTAGCAAATCAACCAGTTGCTTACGCGAAGCCACGCTCACCAATCGTGTCTGCTGGATCTTACTTAGAGCACTCAATCAAAGCCGCTATGGGCAACGATGAGAGCCGCACTTATGTTAAGTTCGCAGATGACACAACAACCAACACAGGTCTAACACTTCCACAACACCTAAACGAGTTTATTACAACAACAATTGGCGCACGCCCATCAGTTGATGCAATTTCTCGCGGTGTTCTGCCAGCATCAGGAATGTCATTCACAATTCCTAAATTAACAACCGCACCAACAGTTGATGGAAACTCAACTGAGGGCGAAGCACTTGGCGGAACTGAAATGGCTTCTGGCTATATTACAGTTGATGTTAAGAAAGCTGCTGGACTTCAAAACATTTCTTGGGAATTGATCGATCGATCATCACCAGTTTTCTATGATGAATTAATTCGTCAATTAAACAATGCTTATGCAAAAGCAACTGACACCGCTGTATTCACTCAAATGTTTACAGATGGAACAGTTGGAACTGCAACCACAGCTGATGCTGATGGCTTACAGGCTTACATTGCAACTGAGGCTGCTGCTGCTTATGCTGCAACTGGCGGATTTGCAACTAACTTGATCACAAACAGCTCATGGTGGTCAGTAATGCTTGCTGCGCAAGATACAACAAAGCGTCCAATTTATGCTGCTGCTAATCCAAGCAACAACTCAGGTATCGCTTCACCTTCATCAGTAGTTGGCTCAGTATTAGGCACAAACCTATATGTTGATCCATTTATTGGTTCAGGAACAGCTGATGACACAATGCTTTTGGTTAATCCAGATGCAATCACATTCTACGAAGCACCAAAGACAACTCTACAAGTTCAGGCATTCGCTAATGGCCGCCTACAAGTAGCAGTTTATGGATACTACGCAATTGCAACCAAGGTTGCAGGCGGTATCCGTCGCTTCAACAAGGCTTAATTGCCCTTAATGCCTACTGGTGCTCCCGCTGGTAGGCAGCTATAAATGGGAGTAATAAGGAGATGACATGCCAACCATAATTACAGCTTCAGAGTTGAGATCTGTGCTTGGTGTGTCATCATCCTTATATTCTGATGCTTACTTAAACCAAATTATCGATACCGCAGAAACTGTTATTCTGCCAATGCTAGTTACATTCAAAGCACCAATTCAAAAAGTAGAGCTGACAAATAATGTCGCCACTTTCACTACACTAGGGATTCATGAATTCACCGAAGGACAATCAGTCGTCATCACAGGATGCGGATCACCTTACAACGGAACAAGAGTTGTGCTGGCAGATAATCTTGGACAATATACCTTTTCACAATCCATCACTAATGCCGATTTACTCGCGACTAATGTCATCCCATCCGGAATTGCTGCCCTTTCTGGCGGATCAACTTATGTTGGAAATGCAGCTGTTCAATCAGCCGTCTATACAGTTTCAGTCGAAGTTTTCCAAGCAAGACTTGCAGGTGGAGGACAAATCGAAGGAGTAGATTTTACCAGCACGCCTTTCCGCATGGGTAGAAGTTTATTCAACAAATGCGTTGGGTTATTAGGCAGTTATATTGACACCGAAAGCATGGCTCAATAGTGGCTAACCAAACAATTCTTGAACAAGTTCGCACACCTTTAGCCACAGCTTTAGCAAGTGTTGCAGGTAATGTTTATGCTTATGTTCCAGAAACAGTTATTCCGCCAGCAGTAGTTGTCGTTCCAGACAGCCCATATTTGGAATTTGAAACAATAAACAAAAGCAATATCAGAGCAAAAGTTAATTTTACTATTTCAGTTGCAGTTGCATACAACAGCAACCCTGCATCGCTCGACAATATCGAGCAATTGATTATAAGCGTTCTGGCAGTAATTCCTGGTGGATATATTGTCAGCTCGGTCGAAAGACCAACAGTCACCACAGTCGGAGCATCGACTTTGCTAATTGCAGATGTTCGAGTATCTACCTACTACACACGCACAGTCTAAGGAGAAATCATGGCAACCACAGTAATCACAGGTCGCGATATTTCGTTGTCTTTCACAGGTGGAACAGACATCGAAGCACAAGCAACCAATGCAGTTTTGACAAAAATCAATGAGCGTCAGTCATATCAAACACTTGACGGAATTGCTTACAAAACCACTTTCACCAGCGGAACTTTCCAATTGGATATGTTAGCCGACTGGGGTAAGACAAGTTCTGTTTGCGAGGCTATTTGGGCAGCAGCAGAAAGCGCACCAGACACAGATATCAACATTACACTTACAACTGCAACTGGCGCACAATTTGTATTTCCAATCAAACCTGAATTTCCAACAGCTGGAGGATCAGGCGTAGATGCACAAACTGTTTCATTTACTTTCACAGTCACCAATGGAAATGTAACCGAAACATTTAGTTAAAAAATAGAAACGGGAGCAAAAAATGAAGTTACCAATCACAATTGAATATAACTCAGGCGAGCAAGCAACCTATATTGCCCAACCGCCTGAGTGGGCTAAGTGGGAGAAATCAACTGGCAACACCATAAGCCAAGCAAAAGAAAAACTTGGCATGTGGGATCTGATGTTTTTAGCATACAACGCTCACAAGCGCGAAGCTGCTGGAAAACCAGTTAAACCATTTGAGGCTTGGATGGAAACAGTTGGCGATGTCATTGTCGGTGATGCAAACCCAAAAGCCACCCAGCAGGAAGCCTAAGTAGATTATTGGTTGAGTTGGCAATAGCCACTCAAATTCCAATGAGTGAATGGGTTGATGGCGAGGATGTTTTAACAGCGATCGAGATATTGGAGGAACGGAATGGCAACTAGCACCGAACCTCTAATAGTTTATGACAAAAAAGAGCTTATGCAGTTTGCTAAAGTCATGAGAAATATGAGCGATATTGCTACTGAGGAAACTAGACGCAGAGTTGGCGAATTAGCACAAAGGGAATTGACCGAAATTCGTCGTGTTGCTTCATCAAGAGGCAAGGTTGCTGATCGTGTCGCTCAAGGCGGTAAGGTAAAGAAATCCTCATTACTTGGTGAAATATCTTTTGGTTTTGCTTCACAAAGATTTTCTGGTGGTGCAACAACTCAATTTAATACTCGAAATGACCCAAAAGGTAATCGTAAAGGTATTGGTGCAGCAGCTGAATTTGGTTCAGGTAAATATCCACAATTTCCAAGATGGTCTGGCCCAATGCCAAAAGGCCCGGGATCAAGAGGTTGGTTTATTTATCCAACAATTAGACATTTGCAACCAACTATAATTAAGGAATTTGAAGATATAATTTTAGACATTAGAAAAGAGTTCAATGATGGCAAGTAGAACATTAACCCTTGCTTTAGCTGCCGATATTGATAATCTTAAAAAAGGTTTAGATGATGCTGAAAAGGTTGTAAATAAATCAGCTGACAATATAGCCGAATTTGGCAAGAAGGCAGCATTAGCATTTGCAGCCGTAGGAGCAGCAGCCACAGCATTTGCAGTATCAGCAGTTCGTGCAGCAGCTGAGGATGAGAAAAGCCGTAAGACCTTAGAGCAAACTATTCGCTCCAGCACTAAAGCCACAGAGGATCAGATAGCAGCAATCGATACTTATATTACAAAACAATCCATTGCCACAGCTACAACCGATGAAGTTTTAAGACCAGCATTTGCCAGACTTATTCGATCAACTAATGATGTTACCAAAGCCCAAGAATTATTGTCATTATCTCAAGAAATTGCCACCGCAACTGGTAAGCCATTAGAAACTGTTACAAATGCGCTTGCAAAATCATTTGATGGATCAAACACAGCACTTGGCAAATTAGGTGTTGGTATAGATGCAACTACCCTTAAAACAAAATCTCATGAGGAAATCATGCAGATGCTCAAGGGAACCTACAAAGGTTTTATTGACAATGAGGCAACCAATGCTGAGTTTAAATTCAAGCAATTAACCATCGCCCTTGATGAAACTAAAGAAAAGATTGGAACTGCTTTATTACCAATCGTTAAGCAATTGGCAGATTATATTTTGGCAACTGTTGTTCCCAATGTGCAAGCCTTTGCTGCCGGATTAACTGGTGAGGATGGAGTAGTTGCAGGCATAACAAATGCAACAGAAGGTGCTTATAAATTTGGTCAGCAATTAATTTCCGTCATTGGATTTATTATCAGCATCAAAGATGAATTAATTATATTGGCTGGTATTATTGCAACAGTATTTGTAGTTAATAAAGTGCTTGCATTTGTTGCAGCTGTTGAAGTATTGGTTGGCGCAATGGTGGCTCTTAGAAATTCAGCTGCCCTTGCTGCTACTGCAACCGCTTTTGCAACTGGTGGAGTTTCCGTTGGTGCAGGCGCAGTTGCTTTGGCAGGTGTGGGTTTAGGTGTTGGATTGGCAACTGATTTTGGTCAAACCACAAATATCGCTCCACCACAAGCAGGATATCGTGGAGGCGGAGTTGCGCCAACTGTTACAAATAACATTACAGTCCAATCATTAGATAGCGAAAGCGCAGCTAGAGCAGTTGCTAAGGTAATCAACGAAAGCGCAGCAAGATCAATTCCAGCATTGAGTGGCACAAGCGTTCGAGGTAATTGATGACTGTTTTTACGCCCGAATGGAAATTGACTGTTGCTGGAACTAATTATACAAACATAGCAATCAGCGATATTCAGCATCAGGCTGGTCGGACTGATATTTATTCCCAGCCATCCCCTTCTTACATGCAGGTAACTTTGGTTGCTTTATCAGGTCAAACTTTGCCATTTGCAATTAACGATAGTTTTGCATTACAGGTCAAAAACAGTTCAGGAACTTATGTCAATCTCTTTGGTGGAGATATAACCGATCTAACTGTTGAGGTTGGTGCATTCGGAAATGTTGCTGATGTTATCAATTACACAATCCTTGCGATGGGGTCTTTGGTCAAGTTAGCAAGAGAATTATATTCTGATGCAGTTCCGCAAGATGAGGATGGCAATCAAATATACGGAATTCTTTCTAGCGTATTGCTGGCATCTTGGAATGATGTTCCAGCAGCTACAACATGGGCAACATATTCTGCAACCGAAACTTGGGCTACTGCTGGAAATCAAGGACTTGGCGAAATTGATCAGCCCGGACTTTACACAATGCAAAATCGAAGTGGAACGGAAGCCCCAGACACTATTTACAAC